CTTCTTCTCTTTTACCTTTCTCTTGGTGTAAGTTCCCTGACTGAACCTACATCCGCCCCATACGGGCGTAATCTTGTCAAGCATGGTGCAAACCCACCGGATAGCGCCAGCTTAAGTGAACTTGACACACAAATACGAACATGGGAACCACTGGGTTCTGTAGGTTCTCCTGATAGACTTGATGCCCTTGTGTGGGCCTTAACTGAATTGTCATTGAATGGCTACAGTAAACCAAAACTCGCCCTTGTTTACAGCAATTCCAAGGGTCTCCTTAATAAATAAATAATGGAAACCTTTAGTCATGGTTAAGAACCTTTCAGAAACAGAGGCCAAAGTAACTCTTGGGGTCTCTGGTGATAACACTCGTAATGGCCAGATTAGGGCTGACGAGTTTCTCCCAGAACTACGTGGTAGGAAAGCTGTCCGTAAGTATCGTGAGATGCGAGACAATGATAGCACTATTGGCGCTGTTATGTACGCTGTGGAACAAATCCTACGCGATGTGAACCTAGATGTTAAGCCAGCTAATGATACCCCTGAAGCTAAAGCTGAGGCTGAGTTTGTTAAAAGTGTCTTGCATGACATGGATCACTCTCTAGACGACCATGTTGCCGAAGCTCTGTCTTTCTTGTCTTATGGCTTTGCTTGGTTCGAAGTTACCTATAAGCGCCGTGTTGGGCCTAATGAGCGTCTTGACAAAAAGCGTTCCAAGTACAGCGATGGTCGTTTGGGTGTTCGTAAGATTGCTTCTCGTGCGCCTTGGACTATTAGCAAGTTTGATATTGACCCAGTTACAGGGGATGTCCTTGGCGTAGAGCAAAGTGTCTCTCACATAAATGGCAGCAACTATATCCCTGTAAGCAAATCTCTCTATTATCGTACAACTAGCCTCAATGGTGATGCTTCTGGTCGTTCCATTCTTCGTAATGCTTATACGTCTTACGAGTACTTGAATAACCTACAAGCTATCGAAGCTATCGCAGTAGAACGTGAACTTGCTGGTATTCCAGTTGCTCGTATTCCTTCTGAGTATCTGTCTACTTCTGCTTCTACTGAACAAGCTGGTTTTGTAAATAATCTGCAAACGATCCTTCGTGACGTTAAGTTTAACGAGCAGGGTTACATCATTCTGCCTAGTGACACTTATCCTGATAAAGATGGTGCGCCTACTAACATCCGTCTCGTCGATGTAGAACTTATGTCTTCTAACGGAAGCCGTAATATCGACATTAACCCAATCATTAGCCGTTATCAGCATGACATTGCTCGTTCAGTTCTGTCTGAGTTTTTGTTGCTGGGTACTTCTGGTGGGTCTTACGCACTATCAAAGTCTAAGACAGACCTCTTTCTACGCGCCCTTGAGAGTTACATTCAAGCTGTAGTGGACGTTCTCAATAAGCAACTGGTAGAGAGTTTGTGGCAACTGAATGGTCTAGACTATTCCTTGATGCCAACTATCGTAGCTGGTGACGTTGCTCCCCATGATCTTCGTGAGATTTCTTCCTTCCTTCGTAACCTTAATGGTGCAGGGATTGACGTTAGTAGCCACCCAGAGGTTATTACTGATCTTATGGGAATTGCTGAAATCGAATATGATCCAGAATTGAAAAGTAATCCAAATGACAACGTGGACTAGACACCTATATGAACATAATCCTTTAGCAATAGCTAAGGGAGAAGTCAATGGGTATTCAGTCCTAAACGTATTTGGTTATCAGCCTGCTGTCGGAACGTCTGACATCTGTGTGTGGGAAGATGCTGCTCCTTATGTGTTTCCCACATCAGCCGTAACTATGACTGTTGTTAGCACAAGTGCATCTGATGATACAGGCTTAGGTAAAGTCATTATCTCAGGTCTTGATGCAGATTACAACATCTTGGTGGAAGTTGTTGACCTAGACGGGGTAAATCCTGTTACGACCACAAATGCCTTCTTGCGTATCAACAATGTCAGATTGTCTGTTGCAGGTCTGAACCAAGTTACCAACATCGGTACGATCACTGTAAGTCACGCTGGAGTTACTTACGCTAAGATTTTGCCATCTGTAGGTCAAACGCAGATGTCTCAATATACAGTGCCTAATGGGTATAGCTTCTATTTGACCCGTGTCAATAGTTATGCTCAGCAAAATGGTGGATCGGGCAATTTCAATACCTACAGTGTTGTTGCCTCAAACTCTGTAAGCTACACTGTGCTGCAATCTCCTTACTTCCAAATTTATGAAGCTATGCGAGTTGGCCCATTTAAGTACTCAGAAAAAACTAGCGTTCAATGGCGCTCTCGTACCAACACAAATACTTCAGCAGTTGGCATGGTTATTGAGGGTTATCTAGTCAAAAACACAATTCAAGGCGAACCATAATGAAAGTTGGAGCAAAAGTCTCTTGGAACTCCTCTGGCGGAACTGCTCGTGGTATCATTCGTGAAATAGTCCGCGAGGGTAATGTCCCTAACATCCCAGTAAAGATCACAGGCTCTGAAGACGAACCTGCTGCTCGTATTGAGATTCTGGATGATAAAGGTAAACCAACAGGTCAGATGGTAGGTCATAAATTGTCAACGCTTAGCAAAAGATACGAAAACACTGCAAGTCTTCCCAAAGCGGTTAGAGACAAGATTAAAGACCCTAAGAAGCTGCGCCAATGGATGCACGTCTTCAATAGCATGATTGCTGAAGGTCGATCTGAAAGTGCAGCTATGGCTGGTGCTTGGTCTACAGTCAAAAAGATTGATGTCTTCAAGGCACAATACGCTAATGACATCTTTACGACCCCTGCCGAAGCTATGTCCCGTTCTATGGAGATGGGTCTTGGTGGTACAATCCATGTGTCAGACTATGAAGGCCAAGCTGTATATCTTCCAGCCGAAGATGAAGAAGCCTACCTAGACTATTACGCACAACTCGCTGGCCTGCCCACAGAAGACGATTCTGAGGATGAGGTAGGTGAGGATGAGGAAATGGATAGCGAGGCTGTAGACCCCCGTGTAGAGGCGCTACGGGCCATCGTCCAAGAAGTCCTAGCTATGGAGACAATCGACAAAGCAGACTATCAGGGTGAAACTGTAACTCTGAATAAACCTCGTCGTATCCAAGGCGGCAACAAGAAATTCGAAGTCTTTGTTCAAGATGGCGATAGAGTAAAACGTGTAGCTTTTGGCGACCCTAATATGGAAATCCGCAGGGATGATCCAAAGGCTCGTGCTAACTTCCGTTCTCGTATGTCTTGCGACACAGCTTCTGATAAAACTTCTGCAAGATATTGGAGCTGCCGTTTTTGGGAAAGTGATAATACAGTGAGTGAACTTACTAAAACTAACTTTGAATCTCGTGGTGAAGTTACCAAGATGGATGACGAAAAACGTATCGTCTATGGATATGCTTCTGTTATCTCCAAGAATGGTGAGCCTATCGTTGATCGTCAAGGTGATGTCATTACTGCGGACGAACTTGAGAAAGCTGCCTCAGAGTTTATGCTGACTAGCCGTGTAGGTAAAACTATGCACTCTGGTGAGCCTACTACCACAATTATACACTCCTTCCCAATGACCGACGAAATCAAGAAGGCTTACCAGATTGAGTCTCCTTACGAGGCTTGGCTTATCGCTGTTAAAGTCCATGACGATAAGACTTGGGAGATGGTAAAGAGTGGTAAACTTAAGGATTTTTCTATTGGTGGAAAAGCTACTCGACGTGAGTTGTAAAGTTTGTTCAAGTTGTGAAGAAAACAAGCCGCTATGCGAGTTTTACTCTGATAAAAGAGCAAAAGATGGCAAGCAATCTCAATGTAAAGCTTGTCATAAGAGCTTCTACAAAACTGAGAAGGGCAAAGCTGTTAAGAAAAAATCTTACAACCCAGAAAAACGCGCTGCTTATTATCAAGAAAATAAAGAAGATTGCTTGCTGAAGTCGAAAGAAGATTATCGGAACAACAAAGACAGAAAGCTCCTTCTTGGAAAGAAGCACTACCAAGAGAACAAGTCTGTTTACTTGTATTACACAAGGAAAAGGCAAGCAAAACGTCTCATGGCGACCCTCTCTTTGACTTCAGAGCAAGAGCAACAAATTAAAGATTTCTATTGGTTGGCTAAAGACCTCACAGCAGTGTCAGGTGAAACCTACCACGTAGATCATATTGTCCCACTACAGGGCAAGAACGTCTGTGGCCTCCACGTCCCTTGGAACCTCCAAGTGTTACCCGCAGATATTAACTTAAGCAAAGGAAACAAGTATGACAACGATGCTTGAAAACTTGATGCTTGAAGAGGTGTCCCTAGTGGACAAGGGGGCTTCTATTGGAGCGCACATTACACTCTTTAAGCGCGACAACTCTCAAGAGGATATTGAGAAAATGGACACTAAAATGAAAGCCAAGGTTAAGGCTTACATGGCAGCTAATAACTGCTCTGAGGCCGAGGCTATGAAGGCTTGTGGGGCTGATATGATGAAAGCAGACACTACTGTTTCTGAAATTGATACCCTGAAAGCTGAAAATGAAGCTCTGCGTATTGATAATGAGCGTCTAGTTAAGGCTCTAGATGACGAGGGTTACGTTGTTAAAGCTGACGTAATCGAAAAGAAAGCTCCAGTAGAGACTATTGAAGTTGGTGGCGTATCTGTTGTTAAAGCTGATATTCCTGCACCAGTTCTCAAAGCTCTTGAAGAAGCTGAAGTTGCTAAGAAGCAACATGAGATTGAGAAGGCCGACATTGAACTGACTAAGCGCGCAGAAGAAATCCTGCCCCATTTCGATGTTAATGTTGCCAAACCTTTGCTCAAAGCCTTTGCAGAAGACAAAGCTATCGTAGAAGCACTTAAAGCTGCTGACACTGCCTTTGCTGCTGCTATGACTGAAGTTGGTAAAGCTGATGTAAATGGTCAGTTTTCTACCGCAGCCGAAGAAATGGAAGCCCTTGTTAAATCCTATATGG